CCTCATCCCTGATATCCCGCATCGCCGCGTCCACGGCCTCGTCCAGTGGCACAGAGGCGTCCTGGCGCAGGTAGCGGTCACGGATGTACTCGACATCGCGTCCGGCCCGCCTACAGGCTTCCACGGCCCTTTCCAGCCACTCCGCCGGCACCCGGTACTGCTGCGCCCAATGGCCGACTTTAGCCCAGTCCCAGCGATCCAGGATTTCCTCGTCACTGGCGATGTGGATGCTGGAGGCGTTATAGGAGTCCGTCATCGCTGCGCCCTGGCCTTAGCCGCCCGTACCTTGAAATAACAAGCGACATGGCTTTTCACAGCCTGTCGCAAATTGTCCGGCACTGTCGCCAGCCTAGCCGCCCGCTCTTCCCGCGTATCGCCGCGCTCCACGTAAGCGTTGAACATTCCGAGGTTGGCGGGTTTTGGCGGTGTGCTCATTATCAGAATAACGGCGGCTGGGTTGAGATGGCTTGTCGAGTTTCCGGGACAAACATGTCCTCCTGCCGCTGGGCGTCTTCGATACGCCGACAAGCTATGTCGAAGTAACGGGGGTCGCGCTCAATACCGATAAAGGAGCGTCCAAAGTTGGCACAGGCGACTCCGGTTGTGCCGCTTCCCATGTAAGGATCAAGAATCAAGGAAGCCTCTGGGAAAAACGACAAGCACCACTCCATGAGTGGAACGGGTTTCTGGGTTGGGTGGCACTTTCCCTCTGTGGCTAATTCGCAATGGGCATAGTTAAAAGCACGAATCGGCTGATTCAGCGTCGTCCACGCCAGTTCACAATGACCGCTTGTAAATCGCCTGACAATTTTATCCCATACAAGCCATCCAGAAGACGGGCGCAACCCACGATGATGATTGCCACCCCACACAATCGCGGGGGTTGCTCCAATCCAAGACAGGTCAGGAGACTCATCGTCCCATTCTTTGATTGACTTATAGTTGTCTCCGTTATGCGCCAGACGCCACTTACTTCCGCCCTGCCATTTGTCGCCAAGGCCATAGGGCGGGTCAGTAATGACCGCATCCACTTTGCCAAGGGTCGGCAATATCTCTCGGCAATCACCCAGATACAAAACCGCATTGCCAATAATCACGGGATCGGTCATCGCCAATTCATCCGCGATTCTCGCTTCGATGCGCAGTAAAAGCAGAGCGCCAACTGGCGACGGTGGTGCTCCAAAATCTCGCCGCAATCTGCACAAAAATTGGAAGTCGGCAGGGGCCGCTCTCTTTGCGCCTTGAGGGCCGCAGCAAAGCGTTCCGCCTCGCGCTCTTCCATCTCGGCCAGGGTGTCGATGTCGTCCACTATTTCGCTCCCCAGACATTTATCACTACGCCCACGGCAATGCAGATTGCCAGCAAGACGGCAAGCGAGCCGAAGTCGATGAGAAATTGCGTCATGCCCGCACCCCCGGACGAGGCCAGGCAATCGCCGCCGAGATAATCCCCGCTGGCAGCTCGCCCCCGCCAGAATGGTACGCCGGGAATTCCTCTTTGGCTGGCTTTGGTTCCGCGCGGGTATAAATCCGATTCGCCGCCGGGACCCCGGTCATGGACTCGTTTTGGCACTTACGACAGCGCGCGATGTAGCCGTTAGCGGCCAGGTGCCTGACTCGCAAAAGCCGCTTGTCGTTCATCACCGATTCCCGCCCGCAGCAATCCCACTTGACGGTAAACACGTGCGTCTCACCAATGCGGCCCACCACCACGACGGGTCCGAAGCGTTCCTGGCGTTCCGCCGCCGTCTGGAGGCGCAGGGGCCCACTGCCGTAACGGCAGCGCACGCACGCCCTGTGCTCGCGCCGTTTGAGGTCCCGCAGTTGCGCGTGGGTCCGCACGTATTCGGTCCCGCAGCACTCGGCGCGGATCAGATAGAGGCGGTTTTCTGCCGATGGGAAATCCTCAACCAGTCGGATGACCGTGGCATAGGCCAGCCGCTCTCCTGGTTGTAAACGGATGATTTTCGGCATGTCAGGCTCCTACCCCGCGATGGGGGCCGGCAAGGCTCTCAACCAAGAGAGACGATGAGGAGATCATTTAACGGGCCGCCGTCGCTTGGTCGAGCGCCCGTTCCAGAGCTGTCAGAGAATCGATAGATGGGTTTTTGAGCGCCCCGGCGGCGAACTTGTTGACCCAGGAAAAGGATATTTCCGGCCCCGCCAGGCGCGCGATTTCGCGCTGGGTGACGGGGGTTTCCCGTAGGCGGGACCTGAGATCGGTGACGTAGGTTTGTAGGTTCATGCTGCTAGGATAGGACTAAAATGATCCTCCTGCAAGCGAAAAATTATCAAAAAAATGCTTTACAGGTGATTAGCGTTGCACTATAGTACTCATCAAGGGCAGCCCATCCCGAGCCGCCCACCACAGGGGACCCCACATGGCCACTTTCACCACTGCCCGCCACCTAGCCAACGTCCTAGGTGACCAGAACCTTTATGCATCCATCCTCGACCTTGACAACAAAGAGATTGCCGAACTGAGACTCGCGCTCCAGTTGGCCTTAAACGTCACCCGCAACGTGATTTACACCCGAACGCATGAGGAGGAGCAATCATGACCACCAGCGAATGGCACGTACAGACATTGCTTAAGGCAATTCACAGCATCACCCCGCAGTCTTTGACTCTTGAGCAATTGGAGCGGTGCCTCTCCGCCGTCCGCTTTGCTGCGCCAAGGTGGCAAGATGAGTATCACCTCCGGCAAGCGGCGATTGAGCGGCGGAAGGAGATGGGGGAAGCGGCATGAGCGCCCAAGACGCCTTGGTATTCGTCGCCACCATGACCGCTGGCTTATCCGCATTCTTCGTCCTGGCGGCCTTCATCAGCGATTACGCCTGGCCATGGATCGACGCGCGCTGGTACGTCCGCAATGCCCAACCACGGCCACAGGCAACTTACAAGAGGAAACAATCATGATCTCATCATCTCATAACACTGATAACCATCAAGGAGTTGACAAAATAAAACGCTATGGGTGGGAAATCAAGGATGGCATTGGCGAATTGAAGTTTTTACACAAGGATGTACTGCAAATTCATCCGGCTTATCAGCGCGAAGCGATGATGAGGAAAGTGATTGAGATTGCTTCTTGCTGGTCTTGGGTTGGGGCTGGAGCCATCGTAGTGGGTGAGAGGACGGGGGAGTTTTGGGTGATTGATGGACAGCACCGCGTACTGGCTGCCAAGCGCCGGAGTGATATTACGCAATTACCTTGCGTTGTATTCAAAACAGAAGGGATAAAGCAAGAAGCCATTGCTTTTCTCGATCTGAATGCGGGACGTAAGCCAGTTACTTCCATCGGAAAGTTCAAGGCCATGATCGCCGCTGGAGATGGATATGCCTGCGCTGTTAAGGAAATACTAGATACTTATGGAATTAGTATTAAGAAGACAGCAACCAAGCCAGGTGAATTCAAAGCTGTGACATGGGCTATAAAGAGGGCAAAAGAGGATGTTAATAAATTCGAGCTTATAGTTTCGGTAGCACTAGATCTTAGCCCTGATATTTATCTTCAAGAGATGCTGCTTGATGGGCTTTGGTACATTAATGAAAATGTTCCTAATGGCATCAATGATAAGCGATTATATGATCGTTTACTTTCCATTGGTGGCAGACGATTGATTGAATCAGCGAAAAAGGCTTCCGCTTATTTCGTAAAAGGTGGTAGTAAAGTATGGGCAATAGGAATGATTGAGGAGGTAAATAAGGGTCTGCGTAACAAATTTTCACTACGCGAAGACTGATGAAATCAAGCGATACAGGCATTACGAAAATGAAAACCGCCCTCCTCTCCGCGCTTATTCTGACCGGCTGCGCCGCGCAACCCTACCAGGCGCCAACGGTTTACAGCCAGCCCATTGACCACGAAACCGATTGCCTAAGGGCCGTCATTGCTATCAATGTCTTTGGCGAAATGGCTACGCCCATGCTCAAGAAGTGCAACGCCGGCGACACGGGCGAGTGCGTCCGCTTCACGTTGTTCTTCGATAAGGTCAGAGGCAATTTGCAGCCAGATCGCATTGTCGAGTGCGTTGAGAACCGATGGATCAGCGTCTATCACCCCCAGGTCGTCGCCTTTCGCGCCAATAGCCCGGAGATGAATGCGCAACTGGAGCGGTTCACCAAGAGGATCAGCAAATGATGACGCGCATCAGCGGCATTCCCGCCAGAGTGGAAGTCACCAGTTATATCCCCTGGCGTCCGGCGCGGCTCTATGGACACCCCGACAGTTGGGCGCCAGCGGATGGGGAAATTGAGTGGACGGTATTGGACAGCCGGGGCCGGCCCGCGCCTTGGTTGGAAAAGAAACTGACCCAAGCCGAGAGGCGGAGAATCGAGGGCGAACTGATCGCCGCCAGTAATGACTACGACGAGGACTTCTGAGATGGCTTTTCACAACATCAACCCGGCCCGCGAACAGTTACGCGCCGAGATGCTCGCCACGCTCGCCAATAGCCGCGAGCCCATGACTACCGGGGCGATTTATGAGCAATGCCCGTCCGCTGTGGACGCGGCCGATGTGGCGCGCTTGGCCTATGAGATGAAGAAAAAGGGACTGATTGCCGATGGTGGCAAGGTGCTCCATGCGTTGGGGATGCACGTTAACAGCTACATCATGGCCAACCCGGAAGACCCCCGCATCGAAGCCGCCAAACCCATAAAAGTGGAGCGCAAGATTCCCCGCACCATCAAGCCACCCAAGCCGCCTAAAGGCCATCCGTTTGCGGCCTCTATCAGGCCCCAGGAAGCCCATGACAGCGCCCCGCGCGTAACCAGGCCCCTACCTAGCCACTTGCAGTCAACGGCGCCGAAGATGGCCGATGAGGGCATCCACCATCATCTCCTTGAGGAAGCCATGTCCGAAGACCCCGTTCAATATATCCCCGATCCCGATGCCTTTTCCTTGGAGCCCAGCGAGCCCGAGGCCAAGGAAGATATCGACAGCGAGTTAGTGGATGCGCTGATGGAAATGGAGATGGCGAACCTGGAACCAAAGGAAAAGGCCATTGCTGACATGCTGGCCATGGCATCCGGCGACGTGGACGATATCGCCGCGGCCATGAGTAAGCGTCATGAGTCGGCGCCGAAAAAGGTCTGCAAGTGCATCCGGCTAAACAGCCTGCCACCACTGCCCAGTGGCTATCGCTTCGCATCTATCGTCGCGAGCATATTTTCCGAACACGATGGCGAAACCATGGATGTGCATGTTGTTGATGAAGGCGGCGGCCCTTTTGTCAAAATATACACGACAGGAGGTCTCGGTTTTGGACTTGGCGATCTGGCGCTGATTGGTGAGGCAGCGGATGCGCTGATTAAGCTGCTGGAGAGCGACCATGCCTGACATCGCCGCCGTCCTCGCCCTGGGCGACCTCGCCCCCAGTGGTCAACCAATCGTTGACAACTGCCCCCACCACCTACCCACAGGAACCCAAATGCTCCTCACCTACTTTGACATTCAAGACCTGCTCACCGAAGGCGTCGTCGAAAACGCCGACCCGGCGGCCATCAATGGCGCCAGCCTCGATGTCACCCTCGGCGACCGACTGTATCTGGAAGGCCCCACCGCCACCTACACCACCATCGACCTGGCCAATAAGGAACGCTTCCTCCCCCTGGAGCAAGCACTGTCCCAGGACGAATACGGCCCTTATTGGCTGCTCCCCCCCGGCGCCTTCGCCATCGCCGCCACCCGGGAAATATTCCATTTACCCAATAACATTGCCATCGAATACAAACTCAAGTCGAGCCTCGCCCGCTGCGGCCTCGGCCACCTCCTCGCCGGCTGGCGCGATCCCGGCTGGAACAACAGCGTCCTGACCCTGGAGATAGTCAATCATCTATCCCGTCATTACCTCAAGCTCCGCCCCGGCCAGCCCATCGGCAAGATCATTTTTTGGCACGGCAGAGGCGTCCCCGCCAACGCCAGCTACGCCACCCGTGGCCAATACAACCACGACCGCACCGCCACCCTGGAGGCCTAGATGCAAATTACCATTAACCTGGCAGATATCTTTTGCGATGACGAAGAGCCTTGCGACCTGCAAGAGGCTATTAAGGGCGAGGTCGTTCGCAACATTACCGCCATGATGTCAAAAACAATTCATCAACAGATATCGCAAAATGTAACGCGAATCATGGATGAGGAGATCGCGTCAGCGGTAAAGGTACACATCCCTGCCATTATTGACGACATCTTAAATGTCCAATATACGCCAGTTGATACCTTTGGCAATCGCGGACAACAGACAACATTTCGCAATGAGCTTTTAAAAAAAATACATAGCGAGATGCAGTACAAGCCGCAACAATACGAAAATAACGAAAATGTTTTCACAAAAGCTATTCGCAATATAACAAAAGAGCAACTGGCAATAGCAAAAACGGCATTTGACAAGCAAGTTAATGCAGAATTTATTGCACAGGTACATGCCTATGCGGTCGCTGCACTTGCTAAAAAACTTGGCTTGGACACTAAATCATGAATGACACGTTCCACGCTCAACGATTGACGGGCCTTGGTGGGTCCGATATCGGCGCTATCCTCGGGCTCAATCCGTGGCGCACGCCCTACCAAGTGTTCCTGGAAAAGACGGGCCAGGCCGAACCCTTCACCGGCAATCTTCAGACCCGGTTCGGATCCTACGCCGAGGAGTTCGTGGCCCGGGAGTATTGCGAGCAAACCGGCCGCCAAGTGCAGCGGTTTAACGGCCTGCTGCTCCATCCCGAGGCGCCGCTGATCGGCCACATCGACCGGCTGGTGATTCCCGAGGGCGCCAAGCGCGCCAGTTACCGGCAGGAGATCAGGACTGATCTGGGCCTGGAGGCGAAAACCGCCAGCGCCTTTGCCACGGGCCGGGATAGCGAGTGGGGCGAGGCGGGCACCGATGCTGTCCCGGCTTCTTACCTCACGCAAGCGGCCTGCTACATGGCCCTCACCGGCTGTCCGCGTTGGGATTTGGCGGTCCTGTTCGGCAATACCGAATTCCGGATTTACCACCTCACCCGCGACCTGGAGTTGGAGGGCTACCTCCTGGAGGAAGCCGCGCGCTGGTGGCGTAATCACGTCATCGCCGGAGTGCCACCGGACCCGAGTAGCGAGGCCGAAGCCCGCCAGCGCTGGCCCGGTCACCAGCCTGGGAAAGTGCTGAATGTCGATCAAGACGCCATGCTGCTGATTAAGGATCTGGCCAGCGTCAAGCGACGCCTGACAGAGATGGGCAAGGAGGAGCAAGGCCTTAAGGACAAGCTCATCCCCCTACTGGCCGATGCCGATGCGGTGGAGTATGCGGGGCAGTCGCTTCTGACTTTCCGGGCCAATAAAGACAGCCAGAAAACCGATTGGCCAAAGCTGGCCATGGCCATCATGTCCTGGGCCGATTTTGATACCGACCAGACAGCGGAATGGCTGAACAAGTACACCACGACTCAACCCGGCCCGCGGGTGCTCCGCTTAGCCAAGAACATGGAGACTGCATAAATGACTGCCCTAGCAACCCGCCATAACGCTCTGGCCACAGTGACCGACAAACTGGCCACGCGATTCGACCTGGGCAATAACGGCGTCGAACTGATCGAGACCCTGAAGGCGACCGCCTTCAAAGGCCCGGTTACCGATGCCCAGATGACCGCCTTGATGATTGTCGCCAATCAGTACGGCTTGAACCCCTGGACCAAGGAGATTTATGCCTTCCCCGACCGGCAGAATGGCATTGTCCCGGTCGTCGGGGTTGATGGCTGGTCGCGCATCATCAACGACCATCCGCAGTTTGACGGCATGGACTTTGACCAGGATGGTGAGTCCTGCACCTGTGCCATTTATCGCAAGGATCGCACCCGGCCCACCCGTGTTACGGAGTACCTGGGCGAGTGTCGCCGCGATACCGCGCCCTGGAAGAGCCATCCGCGTCGAATGCTGCGCCACAAGGCGATGATCCAATGCGCGCGGCTGGCCTTTGGTTATGGCGGAATCTTTGACCAGGACGAAGCCGAACGGATTGTTGAGCGCGATATGGGGCGCGCCGAGGTGGTGGACATTACTCCGCTGTCAGCCTCCCGCACCGAAGCCGTCAAGGCTCGCCTAGCGGCCCGGGCCGCCCCTCCGCCACCCCCAGCCGTAGACCCAGGCCCGGACCTGCCCACCACCCTGAAGATCATCGCGGACGCCTACACCAGCGAGGAACTGGACCAGGCTGCGGCCATCGCCAAGCAGTTGACCAGCACCAGCGATAAGGCCACCGCCCGCAAGGCGTTTGCGGATCGCAAGGCGGAATTGAAGGCCGAAGCCGAGGCCGAAGCCAAGGCGGAGCGCGAGGCGATGCAGGCGGAGGATGGGCCGGTGGCGCAAACGGTGGCGGAGTGGCAGGCGGAGTTTATGGGAGGGGTGGCGAATGCCTAACGAACTCATCCCGATTCAAGACTTTCAACCGGCTGCGGTCTTCGTGCCCGGCGGATTGCAGTCCATTATCGACCGTATTCACGACGATGCTAAATCCGTAGTGGCAGACCCATCCACGGCAAAAGGTCGTGCCACCCTGGTTTCAGTCGCTGCGCGCATCCGCTCGTCAAAAGTCTGGCTAGATGATCGCGGCAAAGAGTATGTCTCCACGCTAAAGGACCTGCCAAGACAAGTGGACGCCGAAAGAAAGCGGATGCGCGATGCTCTGGATGCGCTTGCCGAAGAGGTCAGGCGCCCCGTCACCGAACTAGAGCAAGCCGAAAAAGCCCGTATTGCGGAGGCCGAGCGGATCGAGCGTGAAAAGCAAGCTGCTATTGCTGCTGCACAGGCTGCTGAAATGGAGGAGCTGCGTCAATTCAAGGAAAACGCAGAACGTTTAGCGGCGCAACAGGCCAGGGATGATCGCATTGCCCAAGAAGCTGAAGCGCAGGCCAAGCGCGAGGCAGATGCACTGCTTGCCGCTGCTGCACAGCGCGAACAGGCTGCCCTTCAGGCACAACGTGATGCGGAACTCCGCGCCCAAGCAGCGATCGAGGCGCAACAGGCCCAGGAGCAACGCCAAGCGGAGGCGGTCGCGGAAGCAGCGAGAGCGGAACAACGACGCATGGCCGCCGAGGCTGCTGCGTTACAGGCGGAAACCGCTCGTCGCGAACAGGATCGCGCGCATAAATCGCAATGTTTATCGGAGGCACACGCGGATTTTTGCGCTGCGGGTGTAGCCGACGACGTGGCAAGGTCGGTTGTATTGGCCATTGCCAAGAATCTTATTCGTAGAATCAGGGTTGAATATTAAATGGCTAGTTTTGCATCAGTGACACTCGTTGGACACCTCGGACGCGATGTGGATACCAAGTTCCTGTCAGACGGAACCCTAGTGGCTAATTTCAGCATCGCCACTTCCCGCAAGCGCAAGGACGGCGAGGTTTCGACCTGGTGGAGATGCGTCTTGTTTGGCAAGCGCGGTGAGGCCCTGGCCCAGTATCTCCACAAAGGCGATCCCGTGCTGATCCAGGGCGAGCCCTATTTGCGCAGCTATACCGCTCAGGATGGCACCGAGCGCCAGTCGCTCGAATGCGATGTTCGTGAGTGGGCATTTGTCAGTAGCAAGGGCGACCGACAGGCTGGCAGTGGGTATGCCCCCCCCCAGGCGAGCAAGCCGAAGGCGGATTTCCAAGCGCCAGTGGATGATGGTTTCGGTGACGACATCCCATTCTGAACAGGATAACCCCCATGCTTAAACCCCTACTCGGACCCTGCGACTCCTACCAACTTGAGCCCTTCGCCTACGAATGGGCCTGGACCATGGCGCGGGCGCAAGAAAATAACAACTGGGCGCCCGAGGAGATTCAGGTCGGCCCCGACGTGGCGGACTACAAGAATCCAGACCTAGACCCCAAGCACAAGCACCTGTTCGAGTCGGTCATGGCCCAGCTCACCACCTTCGACATCTTGCGCGGAGATGAGATCGCCGAGTGTCTGCAACCCATCTTCCAGCCGGCGGAGATCAAGCATTTCCTGAAGAGAATGGCCTGGGACGAAGCCCAGCACACTCGCAGCTACCGCTACGTCATCGAGAACCTGGGTATCCCCTTGGAGATATACACTCGGTATAGTACGGTCCCCGAGTTCAAAGCCCGGGTGCAGATGTGCGAAGAGATCAGCGAGCCGCTGTTCGACATCTTGAGTCAGGTGTACGCCGTAGATTGCGACCTATCGCTGCACAAGCTCCCCTTGCACCATAA